TTGCTGGTAAAAATGATGATGGTTTATCCTCAAGGTCGTCATATGAACCAGTTATAGCTACAGTAGATAAATTTGGTTTATTGGTCAAATCCAAATAATCTAGTTGAATTCTGCTTCCAGATCCTAGATTGTCCCAATATGAAGCACTTGTTGGGAGAATGGCATCATTATTTGCCTTTGCTTTGTATACGTTACCGTTGTAGTAAACGATATCTCCAACTAAATATGGATTACCATTTGAGGTTGAGTGACTTTGTGTGAATGGTGCTGCAGATAATGGAGGAACAGTGGGTTTGTTTGTTAGGTCATTGTATGAACCAGATAAGGCAACTGTTGATAGTGCAGGCGCATCATTTAGATCATCATAACTACCGCTTAATGCTACATCAGATAAGACTGGGGCACCTGTCAGTGATGAATAGGATAAAAATCCATTAGAAAATCCAACCCCATCAAATTTCACAACATGTCCACTTTGTGGAGATGTAATTGTAACATCAGTCAAATCAGTTAATGCTTCTACTGAAGATTCTTCTACGGATTGATTAATCCAACCATTTCCATTCCATCTAATTGTTTGACCTACTGATGGAGCTGTAATATCAACATCTGTTAAAGTGCTGAGAGTAGTTGTAATACCTGGTTTATTTTTGATGTAATCCAGTGCATTAATATCAGATTGATTCCAGTCTGTTTGAACTGGTGGTTGTGGAATAGTTGGTCTGTTTGAAATATCTGTATAATTTAATGTTGCGGGAATGAAATTGGTACCATCGGATCTCAACACTTGCCCTTGAGTGAAGTTCCCACTGATATTGATTTGTAAATTTGTACCATTACCGAGATCATTATAAATTTCGTTAATGGTAGAATTTACTTTTTGAGCACCAGTGCGAAGAGTATCCCCAGTACCATCATTCGATTGTGATCCCACATTGATGGTTTGTTTTGCCATTTGTCTGTAACAGCTCCTTTCTATGTTTTATTTATGATTGATCAAAGGTCACCGCAGTACCATCAAATGATACAGATGTTGAATCGAATAGGAAACTCTCTTCATTTTCATCTACTTCATTTATAATTTCAATAGTGGGATATGCATAATTTGATCCACTATTCACTAGATCGACTCTGGATACACCAACTAATGCTTTGATTTGAGCATCAAATCCAGTAGCAGAGTCAATACTTACCGAAGGTCTTGATGTATATCCGTCCCCACTTGATGTAACCGAAAGAGTTTTAATTCTTCCCTTAATAATGTCTACTAATGCCGATGCATTTCTTCCAAATACAGATCCAGTATAATCGAACGTGACCAGAGAGTTTGATGACTCAATAATAGCAACTGTTCTATCTTTATCTTCACCTTCAATTTCCAGTTCATCTCCAGTTTCGATTGGAGGAACAACGTCAGCAGCGATAACGTCAGCATCAGAACCAATGTAAGAGAATGCAACAAAACTGGATCCAGATCTAGGAATTTCTGCAAAAATAATTCTAGAACCAACTAGTTCAAATGCAACTCCAGGTTCCTGGATAACACCATTCAGTGAAACAATCAAGTTATTTTCTGGTTTAATATTTGAGGACTCGGAACCAGCAGTAACAGTTAGTGAGTAGAATACTTCATCTAACTTGAGGTTGAAACTATTTCTGAGTGAGTCAAATTCAAAACTAATATCGTCAAGTTTCCTCAATTTACCAATGTATGAAGAGTGGAATGTTGCCCCAAGTTCTGGGGGTTCTGAAAACTCAATGATGTCACTGAATGTGGTATATGATTGGCCTGGTGGTTGTAGAATACCATTTACGAATACTAATAAATGACCATCTGGATTTGGATAATATGCAGTTCCATTATTGATAGTTACCTTGAATGTACTTTGTACGCCATCAAATCCTCTGAAACTCCTATCAATTCTACCAACAACTTCTCCAACTGAACTAATTATAGATCTATATCCAGACTTGGAAATAGTCTGTGCATATTGATTGAATGTTCCCTTAACTCCACTTAGATATAGTCTGTACGCAGTACCAATAGGAATAATTCTCTCAACAAATCCATAAGCTTCTGATGAGATTATTTCTGCGTTGGCGATTTGCGCTACACCAACTGGGAAATTGTTATTTGGTTCATAGTATAGGATGGTGTCTCCGATAGCAAATAGATCTTCAGTTAAATTTCCAACATATAATTCAACTGTACTACCCTCATTGATATAATCAATGATTCGTGCAGTCTGAGTCAAAATTGCTTCATTATTGACAACTCCACCAATCTCAAATACTGTAGTTTCTTCATCAGGTAAAGTTAGAGTCAATTTATAGATATTTGTCGTTTGAATTATATCAGCAAGACCAATTTGAGTACCCTCATAATACTCAACATCAATATAGATATCACTAGTGCTTGAGTAAATTACAGAAGAAACATCAAAATTGCCTTCATAAAACTCAGTATCTAAAGTTAACTTGGATCCAGAATTGTCAAGTACTGGAGCAGATACACTATAGAAGTTACTAATGGTTGAAATTGCACTAGTTTTAAATCCTTTTACTTTTTGACCATTTGTGAATGAACCAGTTAGATCTGATACCTGTACTTTACTTGAGACTGATACCACAGTTGCCACATATCCATCATCATTTATTAGTATATTTCCGATTGAAAATTGACCAGAATTCATAACAATATCTACATAATTAAAGTTTTCACTGTAACTATATGAATATACAGTTCCATTAATTGATGCAAATCCTTGTCTGGTGATTGTTTCGCCAACTTTAAAGATCTCAATTGGATTGCTGAAGTTTACTCTAATTCTAGTGAGTAATTTCTTTATTGTTGCACGGTTAGTAGTGATAGACTTAATCTCACCATTAATTTGAGATGTCAATCCATAGATATAGTCACCAGAATTTAATCCTCCTAGAATACCAGTATCATCTATTCTGGATGGGTATATTGAATTTGGTACTGTGATTCCATTTTCTGCAATAATTTCATTGTCTTCAATATATGATGAATTGTTTAGTGTATTGAGTAAGATTGACATCTTGCTATCAATAAACGCATTAATCTCAGATATTTCAGATGCAGTTAAAGCAATACTAGTATCTGTATATGAATAGAATCCAGTATTAGGTGCTGGTGATACTAAACTCTCTGCTATGGCCTGCTTCATGTAATCCCTAACTTTAGTGTAGGCAAAGAGACTTTGTACTAACTCACCTTGTAGGGAAATGATAGTACCAGTTGCAGCATCAATATATGACTGAGTTGCGAATAGGATTGCACTATTTCCATTTGTCAATAGATCATATACAATCGCATCCATGATATACCCCATATCACGTAAGCACTTATCATTTCCACCAGGGACAGAGAATGTTGGGTAATTCTGTAGTGTCACTAGCATTGTCTCTGCCTTGATATAGTTCTTATTGAACATAATCAGTTTAGCAGCATTTCTATATGCAATATTTGAAGCACTGTCAGTTGTTCTAGTAATACCAGTTAGGTTTCCATTCTGTACTGCTTGTGATAGGATTGCGAATAGAGTAGTAATAGCGGAAGCAACATTAGCACATTTTGGTGTGCTTGTGTCTACAGTTACATCGAGGTCTTTGACTTGAGTTTTGGTTGTATATCCACCTAAAGTAATGGTCTCATTACGCATGGCCTGAATTGCCATGTCCCTTGCCTGATTAAATGCATATACTGCTTGTACTTCCTCTCCAGCAAGATATCCATTAGTAATGTACAACTGAGCAGCATCATACATCTTATGGTTTCCACCATAACGAATATTGAAAGACAACTCACCAAGAATCGCAATGATATCATCAATACAATTCTGATTGCCATTTGGAATAGTGAACGTTGGATACTGATTCAACATTCTTCCTACTGCAACTTCTGCAATTAGTTGCTTGTTTGCTTCAATTAGATTTGCTGCATCAAAGTTTCTATTCTGGTATTGATCTCTCTCTGGTAGAAGAATAGAGATTGCCTTTGTGAATAGAGTATCAATTGCGGATTTAATATTTGCACATTGACCACCATAGGTACCATCATCTAGAGTAATTGTATTGTCAGTGTACTTAGGTGTAGACGACCATTGTGCAGAGTATATTGTATTTGTTCCAGTAATTCTCCAATTATCTACAGCATATTGGCAAAGTCTATTTGTTTGCTCAAGAGCATAGATTGTTGGTAGAAGTTCATCCTTCACATATAGGATATCATTCACAGCATTGATATAATATGTCATAGCATCAATAGTATTAGCATCACCACCAGAAATCAAGTCTGCGATGATTGATGGGATGATATAATCTTTAATGTCTCTAATGCAAGTATTTTTACCTTCTAGTCCGTTTGGATAAACAAACGCATTATATGGAACTCCATTCAAGTAGTATGTGAAATAATTAGTAGTTAATCCTACAGATTCCTCTGCAATAAATTTCCTGTTGAACCAGAGAGCATTTGACGCATCCTTATATACATCACCAGTTGTGCATAGTACTTCATTGATCAATGACCACAAAGTATCAATTTTGGATCTAACGTCAGCGCAATCTCCAGGATCTGTGGTAATGTCAAGAGGCTTAATAGGACTTTGATTTGTGTATTGTGGTGTTTGTGATAGATCTCCAATAACAGCTTGCTGACATAGAAGATTCATTTGCTCATGAGCATATAGACTTTGCAGAACCTGCTTAGTAATATATCTCAAACCGCCATTTTCATCAATATAGAATCTTGCTCCAGTTAAGGTATTATAATTTCCACCCTTTTCAATATCATCAGCAACTGCTTGTAGTAGAAGATTTAGGTCAAGTTTGCATCTGCTAGTTCCATCACCTGTTCCATCCTCATCTCCTGGAATAATCAAATCAGAATATAGATTCTTCATTCTTCCAGCAGCTTCTTCGATGATATAAGTTGCATTCAATCTAATTAAATTAGCTGCATCTCTAAATCTGTGATGTGTATCATCATAGAATTGATATGTGATAATTTTATCAGTTGCAGAATATACTTGCTCCACATCAAATGGGATATCCAAGTATGTGGAAATTATCGCAGTAACTGTTCCAATATTAGTTCTTGTTATAGAAGAAATTGATCCAGTGCTAATACCTTGGGTTACTATCGCAAATAATGTGGTGATAGAAGATGCAACGTCAGCACAATCTCCAGGGATATAAACTCCTGGTTCTCCAGATTGATCTCCCTCTACAGTCAGATCCTTCACTTGAGTTCTGGTTGTATAACCACCTAAAGTGATGGTCTCATTACGCATGGCCTGAATTGCAAGATCTCTTGCCTGATTAATTGCATAAACAGACTGAGTTTCTTCACCTGCCAAATATCCATTAGTGATGTATAATTGTGCTACATCATACGCTCTATGGTTTCCACCATATTTTACGTTAAAGCACAATTCATCCAAGATAGAAATGATATCATCAATGCAGTTTTGATTTCCATTTGGTACAGTAAATCCAGGGAAGTTTGCTAGCATTCTTCCTACTGCAACATCCGCAATTAGAAGTTTGTTAGCAAGAATTAAATCAGAAGCATCTGCGTATCTTCCTGATACAATGTCATCATTTGAAACAAATGACTTATCAGTTGAAATTGTATCTCCAATAGAGAATGAACCAGACTTCTCACCAAGGAAAACATATTTTAATGCATAGTTAACTCCAATAACCTCTGCTGTGAATCCGCCATTAGTTACAATTTGATCTCCTGCCTGGAAGTTTCCTCCCAATAGAGATTTGTATGCCAATTTCTGAACCATTGCAGTTTCATTAGCAGTAAAATCACCAGTTGAATTGATATATTCAATTTCTAGATTTTGGATAAATTCTCCATTTTGGAAAGTTGTGGAATCATCATATACATTTTCGAATGTTGTTGATGAAACAATTTCAAATTCTGGGAATTTACCTTCGACCTTTAAAGTGGAATCATCTAAATCTACAACTTCAATACTAGACTTACTGATATCATCAATGATGACATTGGGGTATTCTGGTTGTATAATTCTGTTGTATAGCAGAGCAGAGAAAGTACTTGGATCACTAATTGAAATTGATGAAAGTGGTTCACCAGTTGTTGGATCAATGTATGGACTGATACTTGTTACTCTAGCAAGAATTCCTGTTTTAGCAGAGATGATGTAATCATTAAACTTAATATCCAATAGTCCAGAAGGACTTTCATAGGTACCAGAAGTTTTACTAACGATAATTTCATTAGTTACTATACTTGTAGTAGAATCTAGGTTGATTTCTTCAACAACAGCAGTTTTTCCGCTGGTGTTTGTGATAGATTCTTGGAATTGGAAGGTATTTGTATTTTCTAGTTCTGTTACAGAAACTAAATTAGCACTCAATCCTGTTGCAGATGCAAGAATGATTTCACCTTCTTGGAAAGTTCCATTGATATTGAATACTCTAATGGTGGAAGTTGTTGACGAAATTACAGTCGCTGTAGCAAGGCTCAAAATACCTCTAATTGTCTGACCAAGTTCTGGTAGAATACCACTAGAATCTTCAATTGCAATCTCATATGATGGTAGGAATTGCAATGTTAACATTGCATAACTTACCTTTGTTGGTGCAGGAGGTGGCTCTTTAAATACGATGCTTCCTTGAATGATCTCATATGATTCTACTGGTGATTGTGCAATACCATTCAGAATTACTTGTACTTGACTGGTATTGGCAATAATTGTAGAACCATCAATAGTTAGTGGGAAAGAAGTTCTTTCACCATCAAATAGATTTGAAATATCATCAATTTTCTGTACATATGAAGTGAGAATTTCTTCCGATGAAGTTAGTCTCTTAGTTCTGAATAAAACTTGAGTATTATCAAACTCTTTGTATACAGGTTCAACGAGACCAAAGTTGTCAATATTTGCAACTACTGAACTCTCAATCAAATTAACACTCTTTGTCAATTGGAAATCTGTTTTATCAGTCAGTCCTTTTTCTTCATTGTAAACTCCAATTTCACCAAATAATTTAAATCCAGTTGGGTGAGTGTTGTCTAGTACAATAGTCTTCCATTGGTCGATTGAAACTGGGCTCTTAATGTTATATGAGAAGGCCTGATATAGATAAGAGTCCTGTACCTTCTGTACAATCTCGTTGGTTTTACCAACGTCATCGAGGAACTTACCAGCAGTTTTTGTGATTGAATCGACCTGAATAACTCCTTTCGCAGCATTGATATTATTGATTGTTCCACTAGATTTAGAAATTGTTCCAGTCACAATCTGACCTTCTGCGAAGGTACCTTCGGTATCGATTAGTTTTAGTAGTCTAGGACCAATTTGCCATCCATCATTTCCAGAAACATATCCTTTTGCAGAAGAGTTTTCCAGAGAATCTCCCTGATAAACCAATTCACCAGAAAGGAATCTACCAGTTTCTACAACTGCTTCTGCAGATCCACCAAATGAATTGGTTAGTAGAATCTGTCTACCACTACCAGTATTCACGAATGAAATATAGTTACCAGATTCTGCATCTCCTGGTGTCAGAGCAATTCTCAACTGATCATTTTCAAGACCAGCAGTAGTTCCAGAAATAGCATAGTAAATTTGACCAGGAACAATGTATCCAAATGAAGTGATTGGGAATGCTGCACCCTCACCCAAATCTTGAATGTCAAATGTTATTTCAGACCCATTTCCAATACCATGTGGGAATGGTAGTTGGAATAGACCAAGATCTAGGTTGATTACGTAGGTAAATGTAGATTTTAGTTCAATTGTTGGTTCGGTACTATATCCAAATCCAGGATTTTTGATTAGAATACCGCTAATTCTACCGTTTCTAATTTCTGCCTCAGCAGTAGCGCCAGATCCACCGCCACCAGTGATTACAACTTCAGGGATAGAAGTATAACCGCTTCCTGGATCAATTACTTTAATATTGCTCAGTACACTAGTATTGATTAATTGTAAGTTTACTGGGAAAGTGATTTCTGGTCTAAGTGTATAGTCATGGGTATAATCGAAACCAAAGTTATTGTTTCTTAATTTTTTGATTTTACCTACGTTCTCACCCTTAACGAAAATAGAAGCTCCAGTTCCTTTTGGTGGAATGATTACCTCAAGAACGGCACCAGAACCAGCTAGATTTGGACCAAGAATACCATCAATAGCATCAACATCAACAAATGCCTCAGTGTATCCCTTTCCAGGATCCGTAACAACAACCTCAATGATTTGGCCAACTGGATCACTATTTCCATCTACTCTAATTCTAACCTTACCTCCGTTACCATCTCCAAGAATTGGTACACCAAAGTACTCACCTGGTTCATATTCAGTTCCAGGAGTTCTAATTTCAACTCTCTCAATCTTTCTAGATGATTGGATGTCAGTAATGATTGGTAGTTTTTTGTAGAATCCACCACCACTGATCAGACGAATCGATGAAATCGATCCAGCAACTTTTGTTGACTCTGTTGAGTATGATGATGTGAATGACTGTGCATTCTTTTCTGGGTCGATATCCAATTTAAACTTAAACTTATTAGCACCCGTAGTGACAGTAGCTCCTTCCAAAGAACTAATTTCAAATCTTCCAATGTATGGACTTCTAACTACGTCAATGTAGGAAGATTTTGCTACTGGACTGAATTCATTAATTCTGGATGGGTCTGCATAGTAACTGATATTAGAAACATCATCCGTAACCTTAAACGAAATGAATGGAGATACCCCAGGAGCATCTAATCCAGGAGTTCCTCTTCTTACAATATTTTTGAATGTGTATTCAATCTTGTTGAGATTATCTCTATAGAATGATAGGTAATATCCTTGGTTTGATGGATCTGATACATCAAACGTATACTGTTGCCCATAAATGAATTTAAATACTGGATGCTTGACGTAAATTAAGATTTGCGTACCAGATCCAATAAACGATCCTGGAACTTCCCTTATTTGGAAAATAAATTCTCTCTGAGAAAGAACCTGATCTACGTAGAAAGATCCATCTGCATAGGTATATTGTGGACTTGTTGATCCAAAAATATTATCTCCAGCATTTAAGTAATGTGAAGTTGCACTTCTAATGTAAATTCTGTTTGTATTTGAAATTTCATCAATTTGAAGAGTCTTCTTGAGATTTGTGATTAGAGTAATCTTAGTTACAGAGGAAAGACCTGCAATAGTGACACTATTTCTTGCAGTATTGAAACTAAAATATGAACTTCCTAGAACAACTACAGAACCTTTAGCATACGGAGATCCTGCAATAATTTCATCAATTCTTACTGCATAGTCATCATCACTATATGGTTTAAATGTTGCCTCTACTTCTACTGGGATATTAATTGCAAAAGTTCCTGGAGAAGTATTTACTACGCCCTCAAATCCATAATTTACAATTTCATTGATGGATTCATCCGAACTTCCTAAAGTGCCAGAATCAACTACAAAAGAACCAGTAGTATCAGCAACATAGATGTAATTATTGGAATAATCGATATCTACAATTTTTGCAGATGCAATGATAGCATTCAGACTATTTCTTTGAAGAAGATTTGTACCAACATTGAATCTAAAATCTTGATTGATGTGTAATTGTCTAATGTTATCTAACTTCGATACATTGAAGTAATTGAAGAAGAATTTGCCAAATGCTTTAGATGAAAATACTGCCTTTCTTCCACCTGGAGAAGGAACTGTAGCAGTTCTTGTACTCCAAGAATCATATACTGTGGTAGGAATATGATAATCTTGTGTCAATCCTGATGTAGCAGCATTGAAATCTAATATTTGAAGTCCATCTGGACCAAGTGCATATGGGATATTGATGAGTTCTAAATTATTAACTACAGGAATAGTAATATTGGATCTGGTAATATCAAAACTATTATTTGTCAAATTGATAGTACCCATTCTCTCTGAGTCTGCATTCTTATCAAACTTCATTATGAAACCACTAGGATTCGCATAGTCAAAACCACTAAATTCTGCAGTAGGAGCACTGGTGTATGCTATAGCGTAATTACTATATCTGAACTCATCCAACTTGACTGGCCAAGAATTATATGATGTAGTTGATCCAATTTCTACTGTTGATGGATTTAGATTGAAACCAGTGGTAATCTGTGCAACAGATGAACCATTAAAATATAAAGTATAAGTTGCAATCGAAGAAGATGTGTTATAAGATTTGCTTACTGAAATGTGTCTATATCCACTACTCAACAGAGTCACTGCGTTAGTGATAGTAGTAAACTGTGAAATGGTAGCCCCACCATTGGAGATTCTTAATTTTCCAAAAGTTGATGGTGAAGAACTATCAGCAAATACCGAAACTTTAATTGAATTTGTTCCATCGGTTATGGTCAATAAATCTGGAACTTTTGCAGATGCTGCAGTATCCCACTTAAACCATCCTTCAATGGTCCAAACGTTTGACTGTGTTGTTAGTGCTGTTGCAGATAATTTTGCATTTTGTGAAATAGTGTAGGCATTGGTGCCGAACTTGGGATCAGTGTTTACACTAACTGTTCCTGTGGATGTTAGGTTTGCATATCTACCTACAGTATCTGAATATGAAGATCCCTTATATAAGAACTGTGTTCTATTTTCAATGATATTACCAACTAAAGTAGGATCTCCAGAAACATCAGATGAACACTTGGAAATTTCTACTCCTTCTAGAGAGGTCATCTCATAAGAATTCAAGATATCACCATTAAACTTACACTTAATGATACCAGAATGCAATTGCGATGTGATATCCACTGCAGTATATCCGATTGCAATTTCACCAAATATATCGATGGATGATTTTGCTGCGGATAGTGAAGTGATACTTGGGATTGAATATTCTTTATTGAAGATTAAATCTCCATCTGCATCAACTTTAATTAGTGCTAGTTTTGTTTTTGTTGATGTGGATGAGTTCTCTAATGCAGATGTGATGTATAACTCATCATACTCATCGATAAGCAGGCTCAGATCTTCGAACTTGGTATTTGAATATGATATTTCCTTTTGCCAAATCGTGTTGATCTTAGATCCATCAATCTTACACTTCACTAGAAGAATATTATCTGCTGCGGTTGACTGACCCAAAATATAAATGTTATTGTCACTATCAACTTGAATTGACTGTAGTTTTTCTGATGAAGATGTTGAAGTAATTTTTCTCTTGATTAGGACATCACCACCATTAGAAATATAGAATACAATTCCGTCGTTTACTCCATTGCTATTTGTTGTGGTATATCCACACGCAACTACATTCTCTCCATATGCTGCAATATCTGTGATGTAATCATTTCTGTTTACTCCACTAATACCAGCAAGTTCTCTTTGCCAAGATAGAGATACTTCAGTGCCACTAGAATTTTCAGTATATTTTGCAATGAAAATATCTGGGTTGAATGCAGATGCTGAAAGTGGATTTGGGTAAGTTTGTCCAATTACATAAACATCTAGTCCATTTTTAGTTACGGATAATAATTGACAACGCTTCGCCTGTGCCGAAGGTTGAATAGATGTTAGTGATTTTGACCATAGTGTAGTACCCTCAGCATTTAACTTACTGATGTAACCATGGATATCACCATTTGTTGAAGTCACTGATCCAACATAGTATAGATTTTTGTTCTGATCTACAAATGAATTGTTAATGTTTACTCCAGATTGATACTTTTTGTTTACTGAATAGTATACTGATCTCTTTTGGATTTGTGGGTGAGATATTCTAATTTTTGGATTGTCAACATATCCTCTACCAGAATTTGTGATATTGATTTTATCGAGGATACCTGTTTTTCCTACTACTGCCTTGACCTCGGCTTCTTGACCACTAATACTATCGATAAATGCTTCAACTTCGATATTTGGATCATATCCAATACCACTTACTTCTACACTTACTTCCTCTAAACCTTTTACGGTAATGACCTTGAGTGTTTTACTTGTAGGTTCCATGATTGGAGTTGTATCAACACTCACAAAGTCACCGATTTCCATATTGTGTGGTACAGCGGTCTGTACTACACCAAAATATTCATCCTGTGCGGTATTGTATTCGTATGTGTATGAAGTGATCTGTTCTCCTTGAATGGATTTAATTGATGCAGATGCACCATATCCTTCTGTACCTTCATCATCAAAAATCAGTCTATCATTGACTTGATAGTTAATACCTGGGTTTTCGATCAAGAAGTCTGAAATTTTTGCTTCTTCAAACTTTGTTGTAGTTTCAACTTCAATATCAACCTTTGATGAAATATCAATCTTGGGGAAATAATCGAAGAGTTCTAACTTAGATTCTTCGAAAATTTGATCAGGATCACTCGCCTCAGATGAATCGATGAAACCATCTCTATTTTCATCCTCAATTTCAAACGTTAGGACATCACCATTCTCTAGAGTTAGAGCATTTGTACTTTCATTTGGATCTCTTTCTACATCAATATCAACATTTTCAAATGGTGCTCTGTATCTAACAATACCAGTAGGGATGTTAGACTGGATTGCAAACTGCGTTAGATTCCAACTATCTGGAATTGAGTAGAAGTTTGGTCCAATGATATATGGGAAAGCAGCACTTCCATCTGCATTTAAAGTTACGAAATAAGCATACGTACCTTCTGGGAATTCAGGAGTTTTGGTGAATCTGCCATTATATTGATCGAGATAAAATGCCTCACTTCTGAATACATACTCATAATCTTGAATGAAAGTTCCTGCAGGGAAGTCTTGTAAAGATGGACCTGCAATTCTATATGGTTCTGGGTTAGTTACACTATTGAATACCAGATTCGTCTTAAGGCTGTAACTACTTTGGATTGGTACAATGTTGCTACTTAGATTTGTTGGGTCAGACAGTCCATATGGACCATAAATGGGATTGCCATCAAATGCCCATCCAATGATTGGAGAGTGAACAATACCAGACTGCTTCTCTACAATAACTCCATTTTCTACAGTTAAGTTATCGCCAAGTACATATCTTAGTTGCTTTGGATTTGATACGTGCCCATATTCTCCACCAAATTGCTTGTTAAATCCTTCGAAGATAGAACCGTTTGCATAATCAAAGTTTGTGTTGCTGTTTAAGTTATAAGTCCACTCAAAAATTTCAGTTTGGAAATCTGCTCCTTCTCCAATAGATTCTAGTCTAATTTGAGTAGTACCTGGTTTATACCCAATACCTCTATTCAGAATAGTGATGGAAATCACTCTTCCTGCTTCTAGTCCTTCGGATTGAATATTTGCTCTTGCTACAGCACCATAACCATCACCAGTAATAATGACCTTAGGAGCGGTAGTATAACCGTTACCAGAGGCGATAACTGCAATTGATACAATCCTGCCATTATTTACATACGCCTGTGCTGCAGCGCCTTCTCCGCTGCTTAGAACGACTTTAGGCTCTGATGTGTAATCTTGACCAGATGATACTACAAGTACTTCTTTGATTGGTCCTCTAACAAACGCCTCAGCAGCTGCTCCAGACCCTCCTCCACCAGTAATTGTAATGGTTGGTTTTGATGTATATCCTGAACCTGGGGTATTTACTAAAATTCTAGATACAACTCCTTTTGTGACGATAGCAGTTGCTGATGCACCCTCTCCGTCGCCACCACCAGAAATTGAAACTAGAGGAGATGATGTGTATCCAGAACCACTATTTGTTACAACAATCTCAGAAAGAGATCCATTTACGACAACACTACCAGATGCACCAGTACCATTTCCACCAACAAAATCAAGTACTGGTGGATTTGCTGCGTCATAATTCTTTCCATAATTTAGTATATTTACTTTAGTTACTCCACCATATTTGTAGGTGGAATCTGATTTGTAGTTCCATACAGAAATACCATTCACAAATGAACCAACAGGACCATATTGTGTTTCTGGTTTTAGTGAGATTGTTGATGGTACTTTGGGGAATCTATATAATTTTCTTTGGTTGCCTGGAAGTAATGAAGTACCTACAAAGGGACCAATCTTATAGTTTGGAATACCTGATGTAGCTACATAGACATACTTGCCATTAAAGAAAGTATTCTGAATATTGGTAGCAAACTTATTAATTGAGTTGTTGATTGATGGAACATCACTCTTTCCTTTGTTCAAGTCAATCGAGATTAGGATATTGCCTTGAGGATTTAGAGTTGCTGGTTGAGGAAGTTCGTATTTGAATACAGTTGCGCTTTCTCTTGAAGTTACTAGGAACGTTCCATTGTATACAATTGGGTTTGCACCATATACAGTAACTTGATCTCCAACTAGAAGACCGTGAGCAGATGTGCAATTGACAGTCGCAGTTTGATCATTGATACCACCATATGTGATACTATCGATCTGCAGTAGTTTTTTGACGTTATACAACCAAGATCTGATTAGATTGTTATCTTCAATAGATCCTAATTTAGATACTGAAAGTTTATCTCCAGGTAGATAGTAACTACTTTCATCAGTTAGTTGGGTATTACCAGACTCAACGATACCAAGAACTGATAGAACTACTTCTTCGGTAGTTCCCTGATTCGAATAGATGTAGAAGTTTGATGTACAAATAGTTCCAGAATCCCAAGACGCTGGTTCCTGATTAATGCCTCTAGTACATTCAATAAATTGAGTTAGTGATTTCTCCTTATAGCGAATTATCTCAGTACCAATAATAACTTCTCCGTTCTTTTCTGGCCATCCAATTGTGGAGTCTACAGTAATAATAGAATCTTGATCTGATAGTGGTTCTGCAAGTCTAGTCTTATATGGAATGACGAATTTACCATTAATGGATTCTTCAGAAAGAATCAATTCATATACGTCAAAGTTTGCAGTCTGAATTGCAGTGAAGTTCTCTACTGTTGCAGATGCATACAGAACATTAGTATCCACTACATCCGCATTTTGCTCTAGAAGAGAGTCTTTTAGATTTTGGGGATTTCCAGAGATTAGTTTAGCACGAAGGATGGTATCAATAGACCAAGTTGCTGCAGATGGTTTAATGATCTGGTCTTTTGGATAGGTGATATCAATTTCAACACCGTATAGAATTTTAAATAGGTATGCAATTGAATTCTTAGTACCCTTAGATGCATAGAAATCTTTTATAGTTCTAAGAACATTTGAGATGTCAATAGAATCAATATCCAGTTGAGGCATTCCTGGAAGATACTGAGATGTAATCTTCTCCATGATTTTTCTGAGGAATACCGCATCAAGTCCTTTAACATCGCTACCACTGATGTGAGATGCTTTGATGGATTCTGATTCTGATTTAAATACAGCATTATCCTCAGAATCATATTCTACGATTCCACTAACTCCTCTGCTACACTGAGCAAATTCTGACTTTGTATAGTTTTTACCTGGGTTAATTACACGAAATCCAGTAATTTCACCAATTCCAATTTGAGCAGAAGCTTTTGCTCCAACTGGAGAAGAGATGAATACCTTTGGTGGAAACTCAATCGAATAATTTTCTCCAAATTCAGTAATATTGATATCGATAATCTGCCCGTTGAAAACTGTCGCTACAGCCTTTGCGCCAGTTCCTCCAATTGGGTTACCTAAGTTATCTACTCTATCATCAACGATGTATACGCTAGGAACGTCATCATATCCAAAACCTCCAGATAGAAGTTCAATACCAATAACTCTTCCAAAACTATCAACTTCAACATCCAAAATTTGAGCACCAGTTGGTTCAATTACCGAAACTCTTGGAAGTTCTGTTTGACTGTATCCAACTCCACCAGAGATGACAGTGATTGAAATGAGTTCACCAGAGGCGTTTATATTGCCCTGTAGGAGTGCTGTAATTCCATTTGCGGCGTCTGGGGCATCAATGTAGATTTGAGGCGCTGTAGAGTATCCAGAACCACCTTCTAAGACTTGTACAGATAGAACTACACCATTCTGATTAACGACAACATTTCCTACTTTTGCTCCAGATGGATTAACAAACTGAATTCTTGGTACGAAATCATATCCACTTCCACTATCGATAATATGGATTTCGTCAATACCACCATTATCGTTTACTGTAACGAGTCCTTTCGCAACAGATCCTTCACCATTAGTGGGAGCTTGGATAGAAACTAGTGGAGGATTTTCCTTGGAGTATCCTTTTCCAGAGTCAATCAGTGTGACTGTTTTGACTCCACTTACTAGAGCTTCTGCAGTTGCATTAGTACCAGTACTCTTAACGAGAGAGACTTTTGGTGTATTTTCTACTTTATATCCAGATCCACCATTTTTAACTAGGATAGATTCTAGTTGACCAGAATCATTTACTACAGAAACTGCAGAAGCATCGCTACCAACATTAAGTAGAGGTGCATTGATGTATGCTACAAAAACCGATTCTGTTGGATACTGTTTAAAGATGATAGTGTCAGAATACAGACTAAAATCTTTAATTGGTGTTAGTAAATTTCCATCTACAATTGCAATAACTAAACTTGTAGATGAAGGAGAAGATGCAACTCCATTCACCTTAAGTTTGAAGTCATATCTAACTTCTTCTACGTTAGTATTGAGAATTGGTAATTGGTCAAATACCGCAATTTCAGATTCTTGGAAACCCTTTAGATAGATAATTTTAATATCTTCACTAGTATCTCCAAGATTTATTGGATCATATTGTCTTGGTGGATTAGTGAATCTAATTTTGTCACTTAAGATTTGATAATCAACGCCAGGAATTAAGTATTCATTGTATAATTTTACAATGACATGCTCATTTGATGGTGGATAAACTGGTTCGTTATTTACCGTTAAATCGAACTCGAAGTTTATACCATCAAATTCTCTATATGGATTGAATAGAGGAACTAGTTTTTTATTGAATTCTGCATATGAAATATCAGGAGTTAGGATGACATTTGGAGACTTCCTGACAAATTCATAATAAATTACTTCATCATCAATCAGTAGAGTTCCATTTTCTTCTGGAAATCCATCTGTTGTTTCTACTTCAATATTTCTGATATCTGCAGAGATGTCAGAAATCAACTTCGTATTGCTTCTTAACTGAGATACTTCATACTTAGAAAGATTGAAGTAGTCTGGTAGATTATTTAAAATGCCAACAGGCCCGCCACCTCTCTCCTGAGAACTATAATATGCTCTCAGAAATTTCTCGAAGAGTGGATTTTCCTCTTTAATGAAATCTGGTACTTGATTTAGTACAGAAAGGGATGCTGATGCTAAGTTATGCATTTTGTATTACTATCTCCTATACTTATATTTAACAGAGTTATGCGAAGCAGGTATCAGATGTTGTTGAATCTGCCTGTGTTAGGGATGGGTATGATACGACTGTTGGAGTTGATGTTATTGCCGTTGCTGGTGCAGATGCAAGACTTCCTGGAGCAAATGCTGCCACTGTAGCACTTCCTGGGGCCACTACAGTAATTGATGGTGGTGTAAGCGAAATCAACGTTCCTGGCGATCCAGCAGCGCCTGGAGTTGCTATAGCAGCAGTTGCAGTTACGGTAGTACCATTAGAAGTTGCCGCCGCTGCTGTAGATGAAGTACTGGCAGTTGTTGATGATGTCAACGATGCAGTTGTGGATGTTGTGGATGAAGTTAGTGAAGTAGTTCCACCAGATGTTGTTACACCACCAATAGTTAAAGAACCTCCAGAGATACCTGTTCCTGCCGCTCCACCAGAAACAATTTGACCATCAATTGTAATGAGACCAGAACCCTGACTTGATGTAGTTGTCTGACCCCCACCAGTTGCTGATGTACCAGAGACCAATGCGCCAGAAGTTGATAGAACTTGCGTTGTATTTGGATCTGCAGAAATTGACTTTCCTGGTGTTAGTAGGCTCTTTGCAATTAACTTCCCACTAACTTCTCCAGGAGCAATGTTTGCTGGGTTCTTAGGTTTAATTGATAATTGGAGATAATTGACATCTCCTACAGGTGATATTGGACCAACTCTAACAATACCAGTAGAGCAATCATACAATCCAGCATTGTTGTTTGTGTACACCTTTTTATTATTTGAGATGTAATATTGTCTTAAATTGCCAATACCATCATCTTCTAGATATTGTAAAGTGCTAGGGCGGTCTGCAGTGTAGAATCCACTGGATTTAATTACATCGCCAGGAGAAGATGAGCATGAGCAATCTAACTCAATACCATAGTTCACATCCCAAGTAGTTGGAAATCCTTTTTGTTCCTCTGATGGGTATCCAAGTAATTTAAATACAGAAACCTGAAGCATCACATCAACAATACTCTTGTCTGCTTGTAAGATTTCTTTTTGTATTTTTGATGTTGATAGTGTTTTATTGAAATTACCAAGGTCTTCTAAAGCACCAAATCTCTTGATAGCATTCAATGCTTTCTCTTTAATGATATCTGCAGTTCCTTCAGGTAACGCTTGAGATGTAGATGAACCAGATGTAAGAGCACTTTTAAAAGTATCTGCGACGACTAGGATATTTAAATCCACAAAAATGTCTTCTGGGTCCTGAACCACAACCTCAATAGATGCCATTGAGTATGGTCTTAGGTCTTCGATTATTTGCTTTTTCGATAAGTTGTTTAATCTGGTGTTGTTTTTTGTTTTTACTGAGATATAAATTTTGCCGTATACTGGAGGACTTAGTGTTTCTCCTCCAGTTGCTAGTACATATCTAGCGTTTGGGTAGATTGATTTTACAATATTTTCGTAGTCTTTTGTAGTTACTGCTCTATTCTGAGAAGCATAATATCTTGGAGCATTGAATTTGATGGACTTTAGAGTTTCTGGTTTATCTCCAAGTTGAGTTTTTTGATTCAATTCAAGTCTAACTCTAGATGGAGAGATTACTCTATCATCGGAATCAATGATCGACCCATTGAATGCCATAGTGGAAATATTGTTTCCATCAGGCCCATTTGTTCTGATATACTCAAAGATTACAATATTACCATCTTCTAATGCTTTACCTACAACGCCATCACCAAAAGTAATTTCATATCTTCTGTCCTCAAACTCACTAAGGAAGTATGCTCTTGATGTACTATCAATGTTGGTGATATTTTTTACTAGATTGTATCTATCTACAGTTGTAGACTGGGCATTTTGCTTTACATACACTTGCAAAGTATCAATATCTACCCAATCGTTAGGAACGATGAATTTTTGATTTGTTGTCGTATCAACTGTATATGTGTAACTTAATAGATCACCTTCATAAACTTTAAATGGTCCTATGGTAGCAATACCAGTTGTCTTATCTACTTCTGCTGTTTTATCTTGTGTGATGGAAAAGGTGAAATTCTGTCTACCATTATTTCCACCAGCAACCGTACCCTTTTTAATCGTGACAGTTCCAGGGTATGATTGGGTCTGATTGAATTCTGTCTGCACCTGAAGAGTCACACACCCCCAAGCAGCCTTTGCTGATCTAGGTACGTAATTTAGCATTCTTGCTAGACTCGCAACATTGTCTCTAATGGTTGCGGTATCCAAAAATAGTTCATTCAATGCCATATTCGCATTAAATGAAGTGTAATACGTATTATAAGCTAGAACATCGAGCAAATACGATAGAGTTGAACCATTGAAGTCATAATCAGAGAACTCTGGTCTGGTTCTCATGTATGATTTAATGGATTCCCTTATCTCATTAAAATCTAGAGTAGTTAAATTTGATGGTTTCATTAATTTACTGGTCTCTCTAATAGGAATTTGTTATTAATGATTTGAGGTTCTCCAATAATTCTATATGTCAGAGTAACTACTATTGCACTATCATCATCTTCTATAGCAGTCACAAGAACATCTAAAACATCAACTCTAGGTTCAAAATTTCTAATAGTATTTAGTATCCTATCCTTCAAATCTATAGCAGAAAATGCATCAAGAGGTTCGAATAGCATATTATATACATCAGAACCAATTGATGGATCCATTAATTTTTCACCAAACTTGGTCATAATCAAGTTTTTAATAGATTGTGTAACGGCAGATTCGTCTCTGAGAGAGATTACGTCGTTAGTTAGGGGATTTTTGCTGAAATTTGTGCCTACATCTCTAAAAGATCTAGGCGTAGCCCTAAAAATACTATCGGAATCTGCCATTATATGACACTATACTTCTATTTTGTATTATTTATATGGGATATCTTAGTGCCATCGCTCCACATAATCATCAAAACCACCCTTACCTCCACATGGTCGTGAGTACCTATCGATGGGTGGGTCATTTTTTCGCATTTCGGGAACGTAATCGGTAACTAATCTAGTAGTACCCCACATTTCCTTCATGTATTTGGTGTCTCTGTCAGGATTTGAGTTCATTGCCATCTGTTTTCTCCTAAGAATAGATTAAAACAGAACTTTTTACGGGGTTGCTATCCCGAAAATAAAAGGGTACTACACTCAAATGAGCGTAATACCCTGCATGTTAGCAAAAATTAGTGTAAAAGTTGATCATCCCTGACCCCTGTAACGCTTTCGAGCCTTATTTCGACTGGTAGAAGCATATTTAGTGTGCTTGCCAAGACCTTGACGAGACTTTTTGGGTTTGGATTCGATGATATCTTTGTTTGTCAGTGAAGGACGCTTTGCCATATTCGGATATCGGTTAAAGACTTGAGTAGTATACCATATTTTGGGTCATTTGCCAACCATTACATTGATTGAACCGCTAGCAATTACTGATCTACAAGGCGGTCCTAGTGGATCTCCTACCGTTGCAAGTGGTCTACCATTGACTAGAACCGATTTTCCGCTCGCATAGACCTTCCTATCATGCCCCCTGCCATTATAAATCATGTCTTCAGTTGATAATTTGCCACATGGAATCGATTTTTGGTCCAATCTTGCACAACTATCACCCGAAGGGACCAATCTTGTAACTAAATTTGTACATGATGAGGGATGAATGGTCAATAAATCACCATGAAGGAGCGGAACTTGACCATTAATCAGTACATTTCTGGCAATAGGTACCTTTAAACGAGTATTTAAGGGAGGCCAATTACAAGTTGCGTCTTTAGTTGAGACTGGTTTTGGTATAATTGGGAATGGTGAAGTATATGGAGGGGAGCAAGCACCTAAAAATTGGTGAATGTGCTCTGGAATGCACACTCCATGACCACTACAAGTGCCCGCTACAGTTGCTGCTAGTCCTGGCATATCAATAACCCTCTGGTACAGTCTCGCTTAATTGTGTTGGTGCTTCAGAATCATCATTATTCTGAGCGTCTTCTGTAATATATAGGTCTTCCTCACCCAAATCACCATATTGCCTGTTGCAAACAAAGTCATATGGATTTCCATATTTGTCAACAGACTCCGCAAATATTTTAGTCTCTTGAGTCAAGTCATGATAGATTTGCAATCTGCCATGAACTTCATAACTACGGCATCCATCCGAAACCATACGGTCACCAACTCTATATCCAGAAAGTTCCATTAGACTATTAATGTTGTTATACCAAACACCCCCAATGTATCCTCCTTTATCTGAGAATGGTACTGCATATGTAGTGGCGTTTTGCGTCACACCAAGACCCATTCCACCATACCAACCTAGAGTTGGTAATCCATATTCACTGACACAAAAAGCATCTTCAATATCAAGAGTAGAATCTTCGAATGTATTTCTGATTTGCTGCAGAACTGTCTGTAGGGCTGGTTGATCTTCCAAACATTTTGTGCATACAGTTAAGTCGGGATTATTTGGATCTGGTGGATTTTTGATTACACCCAATCTTATTGTGATATGTGTCCAAGGCCTTGGATCTGGACAAAATCTTCTCATCAGATATAAATTCTCATCATCACGGCATGGTAATGCAAAGAACGATTTCTCTGTGACCATCATGGACGTATTATTCCAAGTACCATACCTATAGTCTTCAAGATCTCTTTCCCACATTTCATCTAATGATTCTGTGAGTTGATTTTCCTGAACTTGGATAGAGTTTGGTACAGAGTTCACATAGTCCTTTCCATATCGTACATTTGGATTTCCCTTTCCTAATTTTCTGGTGAAATCTTTGAACTCTTTAGTGTAACTAACATTTCCTTCACTTGTTGATGGAACTTTACTCTTCACCAATGATGGATTTGATTTTGCTGAAATATCATTCACTACATCTTCAGTACCTTCTGGAGCAGCAGATGTATTGATTACTGTTCCAGTAGGACTCGATAGACTTATTGTGGATACTGAAGAATATGTACTGAAAGCACTTCTTTGACTTGCAGAAAGTTTGTTGGTGATGTAAGTATTCACAGCACGAGTTTGTTCCTCGGTCCATTTACCAGTAGTGATATTCTGAGTGGTTGTATTTGCAATAGTAATATTTTCAGAATTGAATTTGGTCACTGATGGAATATTACTATACTCATCTCTTCTCTCTTTTAGTTTTTTGATTTGCTGCTGCTGGTCTGCAGTTAAATCATTTTCACTGAATGCCCTAATGAAGTTTTTCTTGACACCACGATCTTCATATCTAAAAGATCTTTTGGTATTACTTTGACGCATGGAATCGACATCTGGTTTTAATCTAGATGTAATAACTTCATTATGAACATCGGACTGTTTCTTAGAATAACTCTGCCAGTCTAATCCAGTTTTGCTATATGATTGGAAAATTGGAGATTCTTTAAATACTCTATAATTATCTGCCTCAGCAATGTTTATATCTTTTGCTTCTCTGGCAACTGTATCTATCTTCCTCGCAATGTAAGGAACAAATACGTCAGGTGGATTTGTAGATGAGTATCCAGATCCACCATTCAATACTCTTACATCAACCAAACGGCCGCGAGAAATGATTGGTTCTAGTTGAGCAATGACACCAGTACCCTTACATCTTCTTTTTGCTTTTGCTACAGACACTCCTTGATTGATTAGAGTGTTGTACAAATCGTGATTAAAGTAGGTTGGTGGAGGCGATACTGAAAGTTTAATATTTTCGATGTTTTTATTTGTAAGACCCCTGCCCTTACTTATGATCTTTATTCTAGAAACACGACCATTTTCGATTTTTGCAACACACTTTGGTTTGATGATTTTTGGTGCAAACGGAATCCCCTCATTTGGAATTGCTGTACCATATTCTATTTCTTTTTTCTTAAATTCGTACTTGCCAATTAATATTGCTCTATCCTTAATGCCCCATCCAGCAACAACTTTGATATTCTGACCATTGCTTGCAGTATATACTGCATCCTTCGTAAAGTCTGCAGTTCCGTTAGAGAGTTCTGCCAAGTGCATATTGAACTCATTATCACTATGCTTTACATTTTTAATGGCCCATCCATTGACAGTCATATTGGTTGATAGGTAATCAACATCGTCAACCACTTCTTGAGTATCCTGAGTTTCTGAGATAACCAGAGTGACTGATATTCTATCCTCAGCATCTTTATCTGGGAAGTACAATACAAACTTATTTTGATCAACAAAGTCCACACCATTCCCAGGAGAATACCCATACCCACGATTGAGTATGCGATCTATCTTCCAAATTGTGTTATATTGATTTGTGTTACTATCCCACTCAGAATTGATTTTCATTCTTATGCGAAGACCACCATTCATTGTGTAGTCTTTGAAGACGGTTGTATTATTTGATACCCAACAATCACCAGAAGTTGATTTAAATGCAACTCCTTCAGATCCATTCCATGAGTCTACAAACCCTGCCTGCTTGAGAGTCATACCTCTGAAGCAGTCTCCACCATTGATACCATTCACAGCGTTCCTAGAGGTCCATACGATGGATCCAGCGAGGTTCTTGAGAACGATTGCATATCCAGCAGGATTGGCAGTCCAACTTGTATTAGTGCCACCATTCCTCACCTTGATACGGAAATTGATATACCCTGCTTTCTGAACAGTAAAGGTACCAGTGATGGGAGATCCATTATATCCACCCGATACTGTAAACTGTTTATTCTCATCAGATGAGACTAGGATATAATCATCACCTTCATTGGTAACACCGTAGGAATCTACTGCAATCGTACCTTCATCATCGATTGCCATTTCTAGGGAATATGCTCCTGCAGAAACAGGAATCTTCTTATTGATGATATTGACTTCTCTACCAACAAGATTATTCTGCATGTTGTTGGTCCATACCATGTAGTTGTTGGCAAAAGTATTCCAACCAGAATTGCCACTCACAGCAAACAATCCACCAACAAACTTAGATTCCTTCAGCATGAAATCTACAGGTACACCACCAATCTTTCCACTTGGATTATCTTTATCTCCTACAGGAACAATAATGATGTCCCCCATAATCTCTTGAGTGATAATTGAGTTAGTGACCAAACTGGTTGGTTTCACTGCAACTCTTGTTCTACTTGATGGCCATCCACCAGAAGGTAGTGATACAACTCCGTTGACCTTAACTTCAGTATTAGCGTGGTTTCTATCTGTTCTATGTGATCTGAATGTCATATCCAAGATCATACCATTTGAGAATGATACGTTCTGGCGAGATTCATATCCATTGGGATATTGAGTTCCATAGTCCTCTTTACTTCCCCACATCTTAATACCCCAGCGAGTATAGATGTAGTTCCCCAAGGATGCATTGTGTCTATAGACTAAATGACTTTCACTGCCTTCATTTGGTCTATAGCGAAGCATTACTGCTGAACTCTTTGTTGTGTAGCGAAATGCTACTGCTTGACGTTTTGTACCAACTGCCCAGAACAATGGATATGCATCTTCATCGTATGCAGGGTTGGTTATTCCATCTTCTAAGTTATATCTGATGTAGGTTTCGTCTGGATGGCAAGGACATTCAAACGGGGTTTTTCTCATCTGATAAGTCCAGCGTGGAGCCGTAGCACCATCACCAGATCCACCTCCAGCAAAATAAGTCACTGTGAAACACCAAGAGTGGCAAGGTGTTCCAGTGACTCCGTTGTAGGTATCAAACATGTAATAGAACCAACTATCCGAGAAGTTTGGTTCAAAACTAATCTCTGATGGATAGTGATCCCAGTAACGAGTTTTTACAGGATTTACAATTGCACCAGGAACAAGAGCATTGGTACATGCAAATCCATTAGCCTCCCACCACTTCGTTGTGACGATGGGAGCATTTAATTTTCCTGCGTTATCTCCAATATCATTCTTATTGCCGAAGAGATAATCAGGTGTAGTTGTTGGACTTGTAGAATATGTGCTGTAACGATTGGGCGCAACAGACTGACACACATCATCAAAGTCATACATCACACGATCACGTTCCCAAGTAGGAGCATTGATGTGATTCGTATTTCTCTTTGGATAGTTCTCTTTAGACATGAGGACCCCAATATTGGGATCATTCAGTGGACTAAAATCTGGACATGATTTACTGTTGCAAGGCATTACTTACTTACCCTGGTCAAATAGTTGGTTCTCAATTTTATTTAGACGTTCGTAAATAAGATCGAGATTACCACCAAGACCAACGTAATCATCATTCCCAGGAGGTTTGTACTGTAGACTCGATTTACCAAGAAGTTCTGTAGTAACAAACTTCTCAATGTTATCCAATCGAGTCTCTACACTTTCTTTGATATACTTTTCAATATCACTGGTGCGTTCAATGAGTTTTGTAATGATATCATTAATGATCTCATGTGCTTTCTCATTATCTTTAAATTTAAAGTCCATGTATCCACGATCTTGTTGAAGTAATAGTTCCTTCAGTTTCGTGTTGGGATTTTCTTCAGTCATGCTATAATATACCTCTAAGTTTTACGCGGTAAACGGGCTACGCGGTTTTTTTTTCTCAAATGTCCTTAAACATTCTCACACCAGTTCCGTCGTCATCAATTTCGTACCTTAATACGTCTCCTTCCATTAATCCGAGTTCATCAATAATCTCTTGAGGAAACTCTAAAATTAAATCCCCTTCTGGGGTCTCTTCTAACTCTATGATAAACTTTCTTGACATGTCATACCTCTTCAAGTACTTCTGTGATATATCTATACTCGGAGAGTTTTCTAGCTACGCGGTGTGCTTCCTTCTCATCAAATAACAGGTACTGACCTTTCGTATCACAACACTCCAAGTGTCCCTCCTCTTCGAGAAATTTGGATAAATTGTGAAAGATTGGTCCTGCCTGTTTTGTTTGATCGTAGGGTATCGCAACCCTCACATAATGCTTAGTAGTCATCATACCCACCACTAGCGAGGCTTGCCTGAAACTCAGGACTCTCGTAGATTCTTTTGATACTTCTCTGAAAAGGTGTTAATTCCTCCTCTGTAATTTCATCGCGGTTCAATCCGTAGGCTTCACGAATATCTTTGAATTCCTCTAACGTGAGAACTTTGATAGAATCTTCAACGGCTTCCTTGACGAACCACTTGAAGGAATCCACTGCGCGTTCCTCAGATTCTCCTAGAATCCCTACGAACTTCGTCTCGTTCTTTGTGTCAGTAT